GAAGACATCTTGAAGTTGATTAGATCAAGACAAGCAAAGTAATCTGACATTTTACCAAGGCCCTAATATTGACGTTAGGGCCTAGGTATGCTAAAATAGATGACACAAAGGACAAAATTATGACCAAAGTATTTGACGCAACAAAATTTAGAAAGAGTTTAACAAAGTCTATACAAGGATTAGGTATAGGATTCAGTGATCCAACAGATTGGATATCAACAGGAAATTACGCATTAAACTATTTGATGACCAGTGATTTCAACAAAGGAATTCCCCTAGGCAAAGTAACAGTACTTGCCGGTGAGTCTGGTGCAGGTAAATCATACATAGCATCAGGCAACATTATTAAGAACGCCCAGGATCAAGGCATATTCGTAATATTGATCGACACAGAGAACGCACTAGATGAACAATGGCTACAAGCACTCAACGTTGACACGTCAGAGGACAAACTTATGAAACTGAGTATGTCCATGGTGGACGATGTAGCAAAGACTGTGTCAGAATTTATGAAAGGTTACAAAGACCAACACGCAGACAACAAAGAAGGTGCACCTAAAGTATTGTTCGTTATAGACAGTTTAGGTATGTTACTGACTCCAACAGATGTTAACCAGTTTGAGGCAGGTGAGATGAAAGGTGACTTGGGTAGGAAACCTAAGGCCTTGACAGCACTTGTAAGAAACTGTGTCAATATGTTTGGTAGTTGGAACGTTGGACTTATTGCAACCAATCACACATATGCATCGCAAGATATGTTTGATCCAGATGACAAGATTTCAGGTGGTCAAGGATTTATCTATGCATCAAGTATCGTTGTTGCAATGAAGAAATTAAAATTGAAAGAAGATGAGAAAGGCAACAAAGTTTCAGATGTGAGAGGTATTCGAGCCGCTTGTAAAGTTATGAAAACAAGATATGCCAAACCGTTTGAGGGTGTACAGGTTAAGATACCTTACGATACTGGTATGGATCCATACAGTGGACTGGTGGACTTGTTTGAGAAGAAAGGCATACTTGTTCAGACAGGAAACAGACTGAAATACGTAGATCCACAGGGCAAAGAACACATTGACTTCAGAAAAGCCTGGACAGGTGATAAATTAGATATGATTATGGCGAACTTCAAAGAAGAAGTTCCAAAAGAAACAACAGAAGAAACTGAAGAGACAGAAGAGTAATGATCGACTTTACACACGAAGACATCGAACGTTTATGGGACTCAGTGGTACACTACGTACCAGAGAGGCAAAGGCTTGATATGGCAATTGACTTTATCAAAAGCCTCGAGGACATTGGCGTTGAACACGACGAAATCAAAGCGTCTGCTGAATACGATCCAAAACTAGAAGAAGCAATCAACACTGTGTTCGAGGAAGACGACGAGTCAGACGGATACGGCGAAGATGATTAATTGGTACAACGAAGTCAGCAGGAACCTAAACAAGATACCAGACTGCATAGCATACTTTGACAAGGAACTTATAGAAGCAAAGAAGCAGTGCAAGATATACGGCAACCTTGAAAAAGCCAGTGCGGCTTTACCTGGTATAGTCGAAGAAAGGTTTGGGCAACTTCAACAGTTGGAAGCAATACTAGAATACCTTAACATTGAACTGAGAAGACTGAAGTCAAAGACTTTCAGAAAATATTTGGAAAACTACAACAGGGCACTGTCAAGTAGAGATGCTATGACATACGTTGAAGGTGAGGATGACGTTGTTGACATGGACAAAATTATAAATGACTTCGCACTGATAAGAAATCAATGGCTAGGCATCACCAAAGGACTAGATCAGAAACAATGGCAAATTACGAACATTGTGAAACTGAGGGTCGCGGGAATGGAAGATGCAGACATCAAATAGGATCATACTCACAGACGTAGATGGTGTGCTACTAGAATGGGAACACCACTTCACTAAATGGATGCTACAGAAAACACTGTTCGATGAACGTGGAGCAAGATATCATCCTCACAGGTTACTGCCCGACAAAGAAAACACATACGAGATGGCAGAACGGTTTGGTGTAACCAAAGACGAGATAAGGAAACACATAAGGGAGTTCAACAGGAGCGCCTGGATGGGAACACAGAGACCTATGTTGGAATCACAGACCTGGGTAAAACTGTTGGCCGCCGAAGGTTGGACATTCATACCAATTACATCGCAGACTTCAGATATACCAGCTCAACAACTGCGTAAGAGAAGACTGGGAGAGTTGTTTGGAGATCACGTGTTCGTAAATTACCACATACTTGGCACTGGAGCAGACAAAGATAGTGCATTATCAGAGTTTCACGGAACCGGACTATATTGGGTCGAGGACAAGCCAAACAACGCTGTAGCCGGGCTCAAATACGGTTTAAAGCCTATATTAATCGACCACCCATACAACCGAGACTTTGAACATCCTGACGTGATCCGTGTAAGTAATTGGAAAGAGATACACCAAATCTTATCAGGAAGAAAATGAAAATTTACGTAGGACACGACAGCAGAGAAGACATTGCTTACCAGGTGTGTGAGCACAGCATCAAACGAAGAGATCCGTCAGCGGAAGTTGTCGCATTGAAACAGAAACAGATGAGAGACCAAGGACTGTACACTAGACCTGTGGACAAACTGGCATCAACAGAGTTCACTTTCACAAGGTTCTTCGTGCCTTACATGAATGATTTCAAAGGATGGGCAGTGTTCTGTGACTGTGATTTCCTATGGAAGGTGCCCAGTCACGAACTGGTAAAATATTGTGATAACTCAAAAGCGGTCGTCTGTGTGCAACACGATTACACACCAAAGGAGACAACAAAGATGGATGGTCAGGTGCAAACATCTTACCCAAGAAAAAATTGGTCAAGCATGGTGCTGTGGAATTGTGAACACCCTAAGAACAAAATTTTAACACCCGATCTACTCAACGAGGAGTCACCTAAATTCCTACATAGATTCAGTTGGTTAGACGACAACGAGATTGGATCTTTGCCTTTGGAATACAACTGGTTGGTTGGATGGTACAAAGAACCAAACGACGGACACCCTAAAATTTTACACTACACAGAAGGCGGACCGTGGTTCGACGGATACCGTGATTGCGAATACGCCGACGACTGGAAGAAAGAACTTATCAACCTGTTCAGCGCCTAATGACTTCTTACTGGGAAAGTTTCTACACCCAACACGCAGAAGATCCACGCCTACTACGACCATCCCGTTTCTGCGAATTCATACTAGACCATTTCAAACACTCACCGAATCTATCTGTGTTGGATGCAGGATGTGGCACAGGCAGAGATGCTGTGGCTTTGTCACAGGCCCACAACGTGACAGGTGTTGACCTTGTCAAACAAAAAGAACACACGGGTTTCACATTCGAAAAAGCAGACTTCTGCACCTACGACAAACACAAGTTCGATATGGTGTATTCACGCTTCACCTATCACACCATAGACGATAAACAGCAGGACGTGTTCTTGAATAGTATCACAAGACCAAACACCCACTTGTGTATGGAATTCAGGAGTGATAAAGGACAGGACACACTACTGCATTTTGGCAAGACCCATTTCAGGAATTTCATAAACTTTGATAAATTCAAACAAAAGGTACAGGAAAAATTTGATATAATGTACATCAGCGAGGACACAGGATTCGCCCCATTCGGAGACGAAGATCCAATCTGTATTAGGGCCATTCTGAGAAAGAAATGACGGGCATCGCAAGAAGCACAGCACAACTAGACAAAAGTTTGAAATTCGTGTGCAATAGATTGCATACGTTTGGACTGAAAAATTGGTTCGTTGGATATGGCACACTGTTGGGCATAGTCAGGGACGGACATTGCATAGACGGCGATGACGACCTAGATATAGTGATAGATGTCAAAGAAATAAATCAGGTAAGGGAATTGGTAAGTGCTTTGTGGTTCAGCCACGATTACGAGACATTGATAGATAAAAAGGGAAAATTCTTACAGATAGCAAACAAAGAGTCACAGATAGATTTTTACTTTTGCAAAGTTGATAGACGAGGAAATTTCTTTGACAGACACGAGAAGGTCACCTGGACCAAGTGTTTCGACAACAAAGGAGGTTTGCCCACGATCGACTGGCAAGGCATACGTCTAAACGTGCCACAAGACAGCAGGAAGAAGGTGCGTAATAGGTATGGGGAAAACTGGAACAAGAGGATAAGAAAAAATGAGCCGGGCGGAGAAGGTTACAGGTCGGTCCTGTTTCTGTAGTAAATAGATTTATGAACTGGGAAAAAATCAATAAAAATAAGTTCCATAAGGAACCTGTTGAACACATACACGCCATGGACATATTTCCCCAACAGGAATATGATAGGTTATACGAAAATCAAAACCGTCTGGAACATGAAGTATGGCAGGAGTTTGATAGCAAATATAGAATCGGCTACGAGTTCAAAGACGACATCACAGACATAGACCTCAACAAAGAAGTGATTGCTTTATGGTTGTTCAGGGAGAGATCAGACAGGTATTCGGGTCCACAAATCGATGTCAATGGTAAACAGATAGCCTACACACCAAACACTTTCATATTGACCAAAAGCAAGAAAATAAAGATCAAAGAATCAAAAAAGAAATACATAAGGCGCCCGATGATCCAACTTGACCTGTCAGCAGAAACATTTGATAACATTTGTGCGAGGTTCAAATGAGCCAGGGCAAGAGATTCGTTTCAAAGTGTCTAGATACAAAAGCACTACTGGATCCATGGCCTCACCAGATACTGCATGACACCTTTGATGAAGAGGCATTTCAAAAACTGCGAGACGTTAGCCTTTCGAAACTTCTACACATCAAGACAGACCGCATAATCCACATACATCCTGATGACTACAAGGATTATGGTGTCGACTTCTATGAAGAGACTATTGACATCTGTAAGAATTTATTTGCCAATATAAAAGGATTACACGAGATGTATCCTGGTTACAGACAGTACAGCACATTGGGTATCAACGCACACATCAGTATCACACCACCATTGCCGTATAAGTTCTACATACATCAAGAAGGCCTTGAAAAGACCTGGAGTTCGGTCACCTACATCTCACCGCAACAAAATGTTGGAACAAAAATGTACACCCGTCAGCACGAAGATGCGTTTGCAAAAGAGGCCGAATGGAAACCCAACAGCACATTCATATTCTGTGGACAACAAGGGAAGACCTGGCACAGTTACGAAAGTAATCAAAACACGAACAGGATCACGTTTAACCTATTCATAATGAAATACAGGGAGAAGAAGTGTTTCTACAGTGAATGATCAAATGTTTCTTTTGCAACCTTTAACATATCGTAATCGGGTTTGAATTTTTGATAGCCACTTGCGTGTCCAAAATAACAACTGGTTCCGTTCTTTTTGTTGTAGCGCCAGTCCAAAAGTTCCACGTCCACCCCAGATTGTAGCATGGCATATATCAACATTTCATTATCATCTCCCACTAGATTCTTGTAATCCAAAAAAGGTTTCATCCTGTGGGCACTGTGTTTTGTCAATATGAACACACCTGCATTGAATCTTTTACTCTGCAACAGCGAGGCTTCGAATTTCTCGAGGCACGTACCATCCGCTCTTTCCCTATGATACTTCAGGCTGTTCTTTTTGGCAATCCTGTCTTGCACTGGCTTGAAACTTTTCAAATTAGGATACTGCTCGAACACGTTAGGTGCGTCAGGCCATACCACCACATCTGTGTCAAGATACAAAATTTGATCGTAGTGTTGCCACCAATCCGGATTAAAAAACAAATCCATACGTTCAAAGGTTGGATGCACCCAATTGATTTTTGCCTCTGTTACAAGTTGATAATCTGCCCCTATCTTCTTTGCGTAGTTTTTTGCTGAAATAGTGCTGTACTTGTACAACTCCTCATTGACACCTATCTGGTTGTAGGTAGGATCCTCATACTTGTCCACGGATACAAAAAATTGTACTACTAAATTTTTAGGCATAAAATTTCTCCAGATATCTGAAATCATCCTTATACAGCATTTTGATACGCTGTCTTTGTTGTGCAGTGAATATTTCGGCCCTGTTCCTACCCAACCTCGTAAGATTCCTTTTGTTAATTTTCCCATTATTGAATTGTGGGAAATCTTTGAGCACCACAGAGTTTGATCCAACTAGATCCTCAAATCTGTAAATGTGATCCCACACTGCCCCTTGTTCTTCCAGCCAATAAGTCTGTGGCATATAGTTGGACCTAAAACCACCACCTGCATACTCATCCAACATATCATCAATGGATTCCCAACCGTGTTTCTGTGCAGTGCCTTTGACTTGGCTGAACCATACCCAGGAACTGCCCACCCTGTCATAAGGTTCTCTGACAAGCGTGATAATTTTATGGTCACTGTAATCGTATTTGATTTGATCGAGTTTCTCCTTAATGCCAGACAGTCTCCCGTGCCTGCCACACTCTACTTGCATACCATTGGTGATATTGACTATTGCTTTACCGTTTGTAATGATGGTGCCTTCGCCGGTGTGACTTCGCCAGGCGTATGAAAACCAACTACCACCTGTCCTTGGTATGTGTACGTACAGCATTTTTGATTCACTATCTATCTGCATTTTTGAAAATATAATTGAATTCTTCTTCGTTACGTTTGTGTTGTGACTCAAGCACTAGTCCTTCGTCTTTTAATTTTTGTACCATGCCTATGTGTTTGTTATCTATCTCTACAAGAGCACTCTTACATTTTTTTATTGTCGACATGGCACCAGTCAGCACCTTGTCCTCGAATCCATCCACGTCGATCTTGATGTGTGTGGGTTGTGGTAGAATGCCATTGCTGACGAGATGGTCCAAGTTCATTTCAATACATCCGTGGTAGTAGTCGCCCCTTTGCCCGACTCTGTTGTCGGCCACACCCTCGTGTGTGTTCTTTACATTTATTGCGGACAGTGTGACCTTGTCGCTGAGTGCTAAACAAAACGCATGGCAGTTGTCTAAATGATTGAGATTGATGCTGTCTAACAAATTTTTATAACTTGCTGAATGGGGCTCAAAGGAATAAACAGTGTTCTGTTTCATGACGGCACTGTACAAAGTGTATATCCCTATGTTGGCTCCAACATCGAAGAACACACTGTCTTTTGCAAACTGATTGATCCACCTGATAGTTTCTGGTTCCTTGGTCAGTAACCTGTCCATCCTGTTTTTGATGTACGTCTTTTGTCCTTTTACATTTGCAAACTTCAGTGTTTTGTTTCCTATTGCAAAACTGAAACTGTCAGTATCATAACTTTTCAATTTTGGCATTACAATATTCCTTTGTCCATCAGTATTTCAACAGCCGTGCCATTTTCAAACTCTTCCGGTGTAAACTGCTGATAGGCGAGACTGTACAACCAAGGTTCAGGCCCACCGTAGTAAGGGTTCTCAATGTCTGACAGTTCCACATTGCCCACATCAACAGCAAAACTTATGTTGTCACAGAACACAGGTATGCCTTCGCAGATGGCCTCCACGGCCGCTATGCTACAACTCGTCACAACACACCACGCTTCCTTCAGGTCCTCGGATAGGGGTACCTTGGCCTCACTCGGTCCTGATGTACCCCTGCCCCTAGGCTTGTGTCGAAGTTTGATAGGTCTGTCCGTGTATCTCTTGATCTGTTCAATCGTCTCG